AGCTCTCGCAACAACTCCCCACTTTGCTTCTCGTGCATACTTAAGCAAGAAATCAATCGAGCTAGTAATTCCGAAAGTGTTGATCATTACGTAGTCACCTTCAACGTGACGCTCTGGAATTCGTCCATTACCCGGATTTGTATAAGCGACATGCTCTCCCTCTGTACCCGGAGCAATTAAGTCCAATGGGTATTCAGTAGAAGCACCTGCCTCAAGCGGGTCTTTTTCGAAAATAGGCGAAACGATGTCGCCAGATAAAACACCTTTACGAAGAGGTGTGGTTAATGCTTCCGCAAGCTCTAGTTGAGCAGCGTGAGCAACATCAATTTTAGTACTACCTGAATCTTTAAGCAATGCTAAAAACTCAGGAGATGGTTTTTTGTTAGACATTAAATCGTTCTCCTGTTATTATAGGTTAGTGTTAGGAAGGTCTACGTAAAGTTTAGCGTAGCCATCTTCGTCAGCACCGCTTAAAAATTTACCAACAACATTCTTTGAGCCATCTGCGTCAGTGTCATCATTAGAAAGGTCAGTGACCGAAACATTTCCACTGTGAGCCAAGAAAGCAACTTCTCCACCCGATGGCAAAGTTCCTTCGATGTTGTTAGTTACAACATACCCTTTTCTGAGCAGAGTGACTTTACCACCCTTTTGAACTTCGTCTTTATGTTGGTTAAGATGTTGTCTGGTAAGGTCAATGTTTACCATGTCGTTAATTAGAAGACCTACAGCAACAGCACCAGAAGGAACTGCCTTATAAGTAACTAGAGCCGCACCGTTGTCCATAGAAGCACCAGAACCGGCAGTGCTTTGAGAAGCAACGCCACCCCTTGTGGCAACTTCGTTCATGAAGTTAGAGATGTCAGTATCTAGTGTACTTCTGTCTGTTTTAAGAGCCATTTTTTATTCTCCCTCTTTTAAATTTTGAGTTGATTTTAGTACGCTTTTTTCAAACCAGTTTGAAGCGTACGCTCTTAGGGCATCGGCCTCGTCTTCTTGGTTGTCTAGGTTTTGCAAGGAAGCTGCTGCATTTTCGTCGCTTTCAGCTTCTAGATCAAGGTTTTCTACATCATCATCTGATGCCTTACTCTTGTCTTCTTTGTCGTCTTCTTTTTTCTCTTCCATTTTCTTCTTGATGAAATCGGGCATTTCGGCCTTCTTTTTCATAGTTGCAATAATATTTTCGAAGACTTCTTCCGAAACCTCTTCAAATGTTGCAATAGTAGCTTCGCAATCTTCTTCGCTGAATCCGATTTCACTAAGTTGAGCTTTACGCTTCATCATAGCTTCTTTCTTTTTCATCATTGCGAGCTTTTCGTCTTTTTCTTTCAAGTCTTCTTCTTTAGCAGCTAAAGACTCTTCTTTTTGAGCCAAAGACTCCTTGAGAAGTTTGATATCAGACTCCAATACTTCGGATTCTGCTTTCGCGGAAACCTCAGCCTTGGTGATTTCTTCTTGTTTTTCAGCAAGAGAAGACTCTAGGTTAGAAATTTGAGACTCAAACTCCGCCTTTTGTTCTGCTATTACTTTTTCTTTAAGAACTTCATTTGCAGATTTTGACTCTGCAAGCTCTTTTTTAAGAATTGAGACTTGATTCTCTAATTCGCTTGACATGTCGTAACTCTCCTTAATCGAGGATGTTGTTGAAATAATTGATTTGGACTCACTAAAAGATTCATTGCTAAGTATTAAACTTTCAGGATTAGCAGGATTGGAAACTAAGCCTTTACCAGAGAACGATAAGTTTCGTAACATTCTGCCAACTCTATAGTTATTGTACTCGCCTTCACCGCCATAGGCTCTTAGGTGTTTAGTTAAAAACGCAGAAGCCTCATTTCTTTCCAAAATGGACTTTTCTCCATCTGGACTTATCATAGCGTAGTCGAAAGCTGGGAATAAACATTCCATAGAAACGAACCACTTACCTTCCTCGATCTCAGAAATGATTCTACTCACCCTAGACCTTTGCTCCAAATCGCTCCACTCTTTATAAATAACGGCTTTTGTGAGAATGTCGAAATCTTCAGGTAGGTCATCTTTTGAATGAATGTCCACACCTGACTTATCGACAACCCTATTACCGGTTATATGACCAATGATATCTTTCTCATTGTGCATAAAATTGAAAGGCTTGTCTTCGGGGGTTTCCCTAGCAAGCCATAGCTCTTCTCTGTTGAAAACATCATCATTCTTGTTCCAGCCGGTGCTGACAAGTACAGATTCAAGATTGTACAGGTCGAACTGGCGTTTATCTCCAGCCATACTAGAACCTATCCTCTGGAGTTCTTCATCCGTTAAGGACTCTAACTCGGGAAGCATAGCCTCTGACATTTTAGCTAAAGACTGGCAATATATAGAATTACTAGAAATCTGATCAGCTATGCCGTCAGAAATTTCTTGTTTATATATATTAATATTCATATTTGTTTTCTCCATATGTGGTATTACACAAAAAAATAAATTTGTGGGTTATTTTAAGGAAAAATGAAATCCTTTACAGTTCTAGGTTGTCCAAGCAGAACGCTTCTGAGTTTATCAGCCTCAATTCTTCAATCTTGGGATTTCTGTTGAACGCACGTTTGAAGTCAGAAATCATAGCTTGTACATTACTCTGAAATTCTTCACTTGGAGTACTTCCCGAACTTATCAACTCTTGTATGACGGCTTCAGTTATTGGAATCATTGGACGCATACCTGTAAATATACACAACTTAAAATACTCCAATTGATCTACTTCGGACTTAGTAAGAGACCTAGCTGTAGACTTTGAGAACTTAGCCAAGGCTATAGGGGTAAGGATTTTTGATATTTGCTCTTGAGCTTTAACCCCCCAAAGGCAGATTGTTGACTTAGAAGCTTCCCCACTTCTCGGTAAAACCGTTTTTTCTTTTCTTTTTTGCTTATCTCGTGAGTTTTTAGGTCTACCATTTTGACCCTCTGGCTCATATTTATCTTTGGGAACTTTAGATTCTTGCTCGTTAATCTGAGGTTTTGAATACGGTAAATTCAAATCTTCCAAAAACACCTTAGTGTCTAGCTGGTCTTTAGTTAATGCTATCTTGGCTATATCTTCTTTTTGTTGAGGGTTGTGGTATGGGCCAGCTTTTGGCGGCTTTGACTTTCCAACACCCCTATCTTTTTCTTCTCTTTTCACTCTAATCTTCTCTATGCTAGGAAGCTCACCAAATCTTTCCAGTAGCGTCTCGTCGGAAATCAAGCCTCTGTCGTTTAATTTAATGTAAAGTTCTTTTTGAGTTGATTCGTCTGATAGAACTATTTCATCAAACTTTATAACCGCTGGAAGTCTGAATCCCATAGCCTGTCTGACCATCTCAAGTTCCTGCCTCCAAAAACCAGAAATTATCTCTCTGCCGTATTCTAGTCTTTCTACTAGAGTTTTAAGAGAAACAAAGTTATTGCTATACCCACCGCTAGTACTAGCCCCTGTTAAAGTCGGCGGTATTCCTAGTCCTGCGTATATACTGGTTAAAACAGGCTGATACTTAGCCTCCCCAAGAAACTTGTAGACTTGAGAGCTAGACTCCTTAAACTGAAGTTCTGGCCCCCAAACGAAATCCATAGTACCACCACCAACGTGACTAGCCAATTGATTTCTAAGCCTTTTCGTTGCGGCAGCGGTTGGGATGATCTTGTGGTCTAGACTACCAAGAGTCCAAAGCCTTACGTTGGATATAGCACCATCAAGGGCTGCAATGTCTGCTAACTTCATTTTTTCAAGCATGATAATATCGTCCAAGATAGCGTATATCATTGGATTTGCCCAAGCCATCCAGTCGTCTTTTTTATAGAAATACATACCTACATCGTCGAGGGGTATTTGTCTTTTGTTTGTTTCTATGGCACGTTTTACGTCTGGAGGAAAGATATTTTTAATGCTATCATTACTTCGTATCGACTCCATCATAGCTTGATGAGTTAGGTCGTTTATGTTAAGAACGTAACTTGGGCCACCATTGCTCAACCTACTTGCGTCATTTGCTATGTCTACAGCTAAAGGGTTTAAAAACTCGTAAGACCAAGGTATTACATTTTTAGCGTAATTTTTATTTGGCACATCTACAAAGCTTTCCGCAGTAGCCCTTCTCAGAGAGTCGGCAGTCTTTTTATTTACCTTTGTGACATTTCTTCTCACCGGCACATTTCCACAGCGATATAGGTAGTTTAAGAACCTTTCAGACCGTTCTAGTCCCTTTACCTGTCGGAACCAAGTTTTAAAAAATTTCTCAATAGTTTTGTTTGGGTGATATATATTCAAACCTTGAGACGAAAAATCGCTCATCAAATCAATAACATTTCTAATTATACCAACCTTGTCATAAGCAACCATACATTGCTTTATGATTCTTTTTTGCTTTTTAGATATGGACTCGCCGGGGCGAAAGTAGTCGTAGTCTTGTCTTAAAAACCCCGGTCTAACAGACGTATTGGGTTCTATGTCTAAATAGCTAGTCCTCTGCCTACTCCCGTAAGCGACAGACTTTTCCATTGGCCCGTAATCTTCGCCAACACTCCCCGAAAAAGCGTCTTGCCTTTCATCTTCACTAGCCCAAGTCTTGTACATTATAACTTCTTTTTTGTCTGACATCTACATCTCCGTTTAATAGTAATGGCAATGGGACTGCTTTCAATTCAATACATATACACAAACTATCCCCCGTTGTTGATTTTTTCAGTAAACCAACTTGGGCCGTGATATAATACTTCTTTTTCGAAGTTTGCTTGAGAGTCAACAACCGCAAAACCTCCTTGAGTCATATGGTCTACCATTACCTTTTCCGTTAATAGTATCCTAGCTGACATATTAGCCATAATTAAAGATGAGTACCTATCTTTTCTCATTCTGTTTTTCTTTCCTGCCGCAACTTTAACTTCTGGCGTATCCCATCTCTCTCGACCCGCAGGTGTTTGAGTCATGACAATCATAGAGAGTTCGTCTTTTAACTCTTCTACTTCCATAACACAGTCTTCGAGCGTATCGTAAACCCTACCTGTGGCATTGTCTTCCTCTGCTGAAAGCCCTAGGCTAACGGAGTCAAAGTAGGGGAATAACACAATCCTATCTTCAAAGTCTTTT